AACGAATCAAGCTCGTTGAATACACCAAGCATCTGGTTGGTTAAGTGGTTCTCTTGGGTTCAAAACAACGAGAAACAAGTTGCTGCTAACCGCAAGAAGCAAGAGCAAATCACTTCAGTTGGGCAAAAAACACAAGAGCCGGGTTACTTCGCAAATCTTTTTGAAGAACAAAACCAGTCTCAAATCGTGGATGTAACCCCTTCAAAAAAGTTTCTAGTGAGTGAGGAGGTAGGTCTTATTGGAGTTTTAGTAGATATAGATTACAAACCTAAAAATATTTTAATTAAATGACCGCTAACAAGCGGTTTTTTATGTCTTATTCACTACCACCTCAAAGGTGGTTTTTTTATGTCTAAAGGAAACACTTATGAGCAATCATGTTTTTAAGCGTGGTGACACATTCAACTTAAATCTGCAGCTCGTTGATATGGATGATGCACTGCAATATCCAGCCAATGATGTACGTCGAGCGATCGATTTAACGGGATATACCTTTACTTCGCAAGTTAAAACTCTCGATGGAACCGCCGTAGCGACGTTGACTTGTGCAGCGTTAAGTCAAAGCACTCAGAAAGGCTGGCTCAATATTAAATCGGGAACAAGTACTGCTACATGGCCTTTAGGCTTGTGTCAGATGGATATCAAAGCCGTCGTGGGTGGTGTGACTCAACATACCGAGACTCTGACTTTTCAGGTAATTGATGGGGTGACTGCATAATGGCAAATCTAGTCTTTAAATATTCTTGGGATCATCGACCATTCCCTTATAACTCAGCTCAAGGTAAGCGGCAATTTATGCTTCCGTTTGCCTCAGGCATTCCTAATCTGACACCACACTGGTCTCAGGTAGACGGACTGGGAACTGCAGCTGTAGCGAATGTGGGGAACACTAATGCAACTGATGTTATCCCAACAAGTCCCGAGAAGATTCTGGATTTCATGACTTTAGCATCCCGAAGAGCAGGCTTTTTCCAAGGGGGAGGAAGTGAAGCTTCAAATTTTCCTACGGCTGAACCCAACATGGCATTTTCAGCAATTATTGGCGGGTTTAGGATCACTCCTGCAGGCTTTTGTATTTTTTCAAATGCATCGACAAATCCGCGCATTGTTGCTTATTCAATTGTAAATAATGGCGGCACAAATATTTTAAAAGAGTGCAAATTATATACTTCTGCTAATACCTCTGTTGATGCCAATGGGTTTATTAAAGCCGCATCACCAATCGTCAAGTTGTTCGCAAATAAAGTTGAGCTGAATGAAGATGCTAAGCAGCAAGGTATTACATTTGAACGATTGGGTGTAGGTGATTACTTGATTAAAGGATCATTAGGCTTTGCCCAAGAAGGTTGGTATATCGAAATTCCAAAAGATGCCAATGGTAATACTGTTGTCGCCGTCCTATACGATACGCTGGAAAATGGTGATATCTCGATTAAAACCTACAAGCGGAAATTTGATTTCGATCTTGCTGCAGTCGTGGCTGACCTGGATAATCCGCTTGAAATTCCAGATGAGCGTTGGATTGATGTCCGCTTACATGAGGAACCCATCCTAGAAAACCCACTCATTGATCTGGATGAGCCTGTTTCTAACACGCCAGTTGAGTTTCAGCCGACAAATCTGGCTCAAGCTGTAGCAGCTGCCATGGATGGTGTAGAGCCACCAGAGATCCAGAACGAACCGTCAAGCAAATCACTTTAATAGCCTGCCTAAACAGCGGGTTTTTTTATGCCTAAATTTTGGAGAACTATAAATGAGTTCAGGCGCAAAAATTCGATTATATGCTTGTGAAGAAGCAGTTTTAGGAACAACCCCGGCAAATCCAGTTTGGTACACTGTTCGCCGTGTAACCGATGGTCTATCTGAAAATGTCTCTACTGAAGAAAGCAGTGAAGTGGTGGATTCACGCTACCGTCAAGGCGGTGTGGTCACAGAAGCTGAAGTAGCTGGTCAGTTAGAGTTTGAATTGTCACTTGGTACCTTTGATTTATTCTTAAGTGCTTTAGCTTTCAATAACTGGGCAGCAAACAGCTTAACCATTGGTGGTACCGTACGTAAGTCATTAACGCTGGTTAAAGTTTTTGAAGATATTGGGCAGGTGTTTATCTACCGTGGTGTGCAGGTAAATACCGGTGAAATCACCATTCAAACAACTGGGAAAATCACAGGTAACTTTGGACTTGTTGGTAGCTCATTTACCCGTCAGCAAGTCAATCCTGTCACTAATCCTATAGCGGCTTCAACCCGTCCATTGGTCAGTATGCCAAACGTGGAAAACTTGCTTATTAATGGTCAATCAATTCAAGGTAAAGCGTGCATGCAATCGCTTACGCTTTCAATTAATAACAACCTTGAAGCAATCCGTTGTATCGGCTCAGGCAAATACACACCAGAGTTCTACATTGAAAAGATGATGGATATCGAAGCAAATGCTTCCTTCATGTTCTCGGCAACTGCGGCAGGGTGGATTGATGCCATTAAAACCCGAGATGTATTTACATTGACTTTCGATATTAAAGACAGCAAAGGCAGTAAATACTCGTTTAATTTCCCACAACTGGAAGTCATGGAAGCCAATCACCCGGATGGCGGTGGTGATGACATCATTACTGTAGACATCAACTTTGCTCAAGTTCGTACAGCTCCAACGATTGTACGTGCTCTTGTGTAATCAGCTTAATCAGTAACAAAGCCTATGGAATCCCATGGGCTTTTTTATTTCAAAAATTTCAGAGGTTGCTATGGCTTTAAAAGTCGGAATTATTAAAAGCTCGGATGTTGCCCAATGGTGCACATTTGAAACTGAAGGTGGACAGGCAGAGTTTAAAATCCGAGGAATTGGTTATAAGCCCTTTCAAGTTGCACTAGAGAAGGCAGGAAACCAAATCACATCCAAAGGCTATGATGTGATGGTAAAAGATGAAAACGCTAAGCTATATCATGAACTATTATTAGATGCATGTGCTGCTCACCTGATTGAAGATTGGAAGGGTGTGGTGTTTGCTGAAGTGGTGGAAGGTAAAACTGTCGAGTCCGAAAAACCTTATACACCTGAGAATGCTTCAAAACTTCTCAATCAAGGTGACATTGGTATTGCGATCTGGTTATTCATCAAAGAACAGGCTCAGAAGATTCAGGAAGAAGCCGACAAGGACAAGGCTTTAATTCTGGGAAAGTCATCGAGCTCTACAAATACCAAAAAACGTATGCGTCGAAAACGCCGCACGAAATTGAACAAATCAAGTTCTTAGGTGGCCACATTCCAAATCCACCAGAATATTCTTATGCGGCTGATTCCATTCTTTCGGCATTTAGCACTATTTGCAGATCCAGACGATATGAGCAGGGTATCCCATTATCTTTAGATCAACAGGCAATCAATGTCTATGCTGAGCATAATGATTTACCTGTGGATGCTCATATTTTTAATGACTGTATTTTTGCGTTGGATAACCTGTTTATGGATGAGACTCATAAAAAGATTTCTTCCAAAAGCAAAGTTAATAAATAGCTATCTTATTGATAGCTATTTTAATTACTGAATTTTGTTTGATAGAAATATATAATATTTACAATGATTTAAATCTTATATTTATATGTTAGAAAAACTTTTATATTCATTGGGGTTAACTATTTCTCTAGTCGTATTAGTTAGCTGTTCTAAACAAGCTGAAAGTAAGGCACTGCCTCCTTCAGTTGAAGAGCAATATCTAACTTCAAATCAGGAAATAGGTAAGATGCTTGATGCATTAAATAATCATGATGTACCAATTGATGAGAAGCGAGACATATTGTGCAAGTCATATCCTGAAGTCTATAAAAAGCAATATATGCCAGCATTACTCAAGCTTTCACCAAATGTGTATACAAAGGAAACTTTATTAAGAGATTATGAGGCTGTGATTAGCTTTTATAAAAAAACTTTTATCGTTAATTGTGGTTGATTTTTGACATTTAAGAATTTAATAATTTGTTTTCTAAACTTGAAAAATTTATTAAAGGATTCTAATGAGTAAAAAGGCAACATTGTCACTAGGTGCAATATTTCTAATAATTTTATTTTTATATTTCGTCAAAGGTATGAATACATTTGATATGGCCGATATGTTTATAAATTTATTCAAATAAATGTACCGCCTTCGGGTGGTTTTTTTAAACAATCACTATTCATATTTAAGTTATTCTAAATCATAGAAAATATGTATAAATATTGATCAGATTATAATTGACGAATATATTAATAAGGAGTTTATTAAAAGAGCAATAACCAAAATAATTGGTGAAAGTTATGAATATTAATAATGCTCTCGCATGGGGTCTATTATTTATTGCTCCCACCAGAGCTCAAGGATTTTTAACCAGAGCAAAGAAATCTCGAACATCTTTAATAAATCTGTTCAAGATGATCAGATTATTTATAAGGGCAATGGCAACGTGCCTACTTCAGCAACTTCTGATCTATACCACGATGGCAAGGTCTACTTCTCATCCAATGGTTTAGTTCAGGATCGCTCAAATCTTGAGGATGTTCAAGACTTCACGATGGGTCAAGCTGCTCGACCTCAAGCTGAGATTATGCCTTCAATTGAACCTTCTACACCTACTATCAATTTTAAGATTGAAGTGATTAATCAGGTGAATGGAGCAACAGTTGAAGCTGAACAACTGGATGAGCAAACAGTCCGGATCATTGTTAAAGATGAACTGGATAAGCAGCTTCCAAGAACGGTACCGAAGCTTGTAAGTGATCAAATCGCAAATCCAAACTCAACCATTAGTCGGTCTTTGACTGAGAATACGACAGCGAGAAGAAATCGTACTTAATAATTTGAACCCTTTTCGGAGGGTTCATTTTCATAATATTTAAATTTCAAGGTGATAGAGTCTGTTGGCATTAAAATTGATGGTTAAGACATGAAAAAAATAATTGTAATTTCTACAACACTTTTAGGCCTTACGGGATGTGCCATTCCTGCGGTAAATAATCTCGTAAGATCCACAAATATGTATCAAGATGAAATAGCAGGTGATACAGCGAATTTAAGGGTTTATAGAAGTAATGTACCCATGGTGCAGTTCTATATTACTTATCAAAATAATGAGGGTGAAAAAATTTCAAAAAACCTAATAACTAAGCAGATTTCAAATAATTTAACAAAGTATGGCTCTATGCATGAGCCCAAAAAATTAAATATGCCTAAACCCACAATCAGTTTAAATAATGGTGAAGAGTTTTTTGAGTTTAAAGTACCTGCAAATAAGAAATTAACTTTCAGGCTTACTTCTGTTATTGGGTCAACTACTATGTATAGTTGTGATGTAAAAATGGACTATCAGTTGGAAAGAAATGGAAATTATGAATTGATCCGTTTTAAACAGATCAAAGATTTTGTGAATCCAGCTTTACTGACTGAACCATCTCAAGATGGAGCTTACTGCAAGTTTGTAGTGAAAGAGATTTTTGAAGATGGTAAAGAAACTATTATTAAATCGATTTCTTAATGTTAAATCGTTTTTGTAATTAATTTAAATATCTAAACCTTATTTCATCAAACCACCCTTCGAGGTGGTTTTTTATTACCTGAAGGAAAGTTATGTACAAGTTAAAGCTAAATCCCCAGACCAGCGGCTATGGCGTAACACCAGGTGATGATGTAAAGCGTCAGCAGATGGATGGAGGGCGAGGACGCTATTACATCGATGTAAAACGTAATAGTCATATTGTCGATGTGAACTGGAATTTAAGTAAAACAGATTTCAATAAAATGATGGCTTTCTGGCGGATCTATCAGAATAAGCCAGCTTCATTCTATGCGGATCTGGTCATAGACCAAGGAACACGTCAGAAATACCAATGCAATTTCATTCCAAACTCATTCAAGACTAATGAGGTGAACGGCAACCTTTACCGGGTAAATGCTCAGCTCGAGGTTATTCAAAATCAGGCTAACCTTGCCGCTGATATAGCTTTGATTAAAGATTGGGAGGTCTAATGGATAACGAATATGCCAAATTCTTTTTCAATCGGAAAGTAGATGTTTATCAACTGGAATGTATTGAACTATCACACCCTTCTTTTATGAATACTTACCGGGTAGTCCGTAATGATGACCGAGGTGTCTATGTACAACATAAGGAAGGATCCGGTCAGGTCTATTATGAGTTCTTGCCGGTCTCTATCCAAAGATCCGGAATGCTTGGTGATCTGGACCAGACATTAACCGTTTCTATCTCTGGTCTAGGTGATGTGATGCCTGATGAGTTTGAACGGGTAATCGAAGGGCAATATCCAGATGTAAAGCCAACCGTAAATTACCGGATTTACAGTTCAGACAATCTGAATTTTCCAATGTTTTATTTACTTGGACTGCAACTCTCCAGTGTTGCGATGAACCATAAGGCTGTGACATTCAAGGCTGAATCACCGCGATTAAATACCACTAAAACCGGAGATATCTTTGCACTGGATCGCTTTAGTGGCTTGAAGGGGGCTATATGAAAAGTCACGATCATTTGCTCGATAGGCAATATGACGATGAACACTACAATTGTGTTCACTTTGTTCATGAAGCTGCAATGGACCTATACGGCATAGATCGGGCGGAAGCGCTTGAACTCTTTATGCAGCCTAAGGGCAAAATTACTTTTTTATCTTCACGGTTAAAACTTTTAAATCCGCTGCCCATGCCTAAGGAAGGCTGCATAGTCGCCTTCCATCCTAGACAAAGAAATAAGCCCCCGCATGTGGGGCTTTTTCGTGGGCAAAAGATTCTTCACCTCATGGAAAGCGGAGTCACATATTTGCCTGAAGAGGTCGTGATGGGAATGGGGTTTAATCGGGTCAGTTATTATGATTAAAGTTATTTATAAAAAAGATGCTTTGTCTGAAGAAAAGACAATTGAACAGGCTCAAACCATTGGGCAATGGCTCACTTCAAAATATGAACATATGCCTGAACATGTCCGTATCTTTCATACTACAAGCAATATGGATCATGCCGAAATTTCATTTGCGAATGAAGTCACACCGAAGAATGCATATGACTTAAAGCAGCTTGATTTCTTACCGGGTACTTTTATCGTAATTGAGAATCCTAAATGGGTTGCAGCTATTGTTTCGATTGTAATTAGTATTGCGATCGCATTTTTAATGCCGACACCATCAATAGCACAAACGACTCAAAATACTAACCAGTCTTCTTCAGCAAACAATGAACTTTCTAACCGGGAAAACAAGATCCGGGTGAATGGTCGTATTGCTGATAACTATGGAGCTGGGTGGAATACTCCCGACCTAATCGCAGTACCTTACAAGGTATATGAAAACAACGTTGAAGTTGAGCATGTAGTGGGCTGTATTGGGCGTGGACACTATAAAATCAATGGAGCTTATGACGGTGAAACCAATATTGTCGATATTGCTGGCGCATCGGTAGAAGTCTTTCGACCAGGTGTAGATATTGTTTCAGGTGAGCCATATTTCTCGCTTGGTACCGAAATTACCACGCCGCCACTAACGGTTCAGCATCAAACTTCTGTTAATGGCCAAGTTTTACGTCCTGCTGATACACAATCTTTAGAAGGTACGAACTACCTTCATTTTGCATATCCAAACGAGATTCTTCGGGCAACGGCAAACAACACAGATTTAACCACTAAGTTTGTAAGTAATGACCGCGTAGAAATCACCAATGCCTCATTCACGTTTAATGGCCAGACTTTTGATTTAAATGGTACTTATAGCGTTCTATCGGTAGCTGATGACCGTATGACGTTATCAAATCCGGCGGCCGTTAATGCTAACTGGTTAAAGCTTAAAGAGTTAAATAACCAACAAACTGCAGCTTTGTCACCAAAGATCAGTTCAATAGGTGAAAAATGGATTGGTCCATTCATTCTGGACAATGTTGAACGTAGCCGGGTGCTGTGTAATTTTGTGGCCACCAATGGACTTTATACCGTTTCTTCAGGTGGGAATCAGGCCGCTGTTAATGTCACGATTGAAGTTGAAGTAACACCGGTAAATGAATCTGGTGCAGCGATTGGTAATCCGATGCTGAAGCAGATCATTTTGAAAGGTTCGGCAAAGTCACGTCAGACCGTTGGTGCAACACTTGATATGGTCACGTTTCAGGGGCGTTGTAGTGTCCGTGCACGCCGTTTAACTCCGACTCCGACAGTCACAACAGTTGTTGATGAAGTAAAGTGGCAGGCGCTTTACGGTGCTTATCCTTTACAAAGCACAGTGTATGAGCATGAAACGGTTTTTCGTGCGCGTACTTATGCAACCACTGGAGCTTTATCTGTTAAGTCCCGCAAGATCAATTTTGATCTTCAGCGAATGTTGCCGACTTATAAAAACGGGGCAATGACAACAGAGCTATATCCAACGTCTAGCTTTGCTGATGCTTTGGTATCTATGGCACTCGATGACAAGATTGGCCGCCGTTCGATCGATGAGATTGATCTGGAAAACATCTATCGGACCTATAATGATGTAGTTGATTATTTTGGTACACCGCTAGCGGCTGAGTTCTGTACCACTATTGATGATACAAACCTGTCTTTTGAAGAGCTGGTTACCAATCTTTGTGATGCCGTATTTTGTACCGCATATCGGCAAAACAATAAGCTCAAGCTTTATTTTGAACGTCCAACTGATAACTCGGTAATGCTGTTTAACTTCAGGAATATCATTCCGGATAGTTACAAGCATGACCTTACCTTTGGCGTGATGGATGACTACGATGGACTGATCTATGAATACACTGATCCGACCGACGATAGTCGTATCAATATCTATTTGCCAGACAAAGGAGCAAAGAACCCGAAAGAAGTGAAATCAGTTGGGGTGCGAAACAAGTGGCAAGCTCATTTTAATGCGTACCGGATCTGGAACAAGCTTCGGTTTCAACGTAAATCCATCACCTTTGATGCGGCGCCTGAGTCTGAATTGCTTGTGCTACGTGACCGTATTGCCGTAGCAGATTATCGCAATGGTATTCATCAAAGCGGGGAAGTGGTACAGCAAGAGGGTTTAATCCTCACCTTAAGCCATGATGTAGATTTCATTGCAGGCTAGAGCTATGTGATCTATCTGCAAATGGGGGATGGCACAGTGGACCTTATTCCTGTTACCGCTGGATCTGCCAAGAACAAGGTGGTTTTAGGCCGTTTACCGAACGGGGCCTTAAAGCTTAGTCCTGATGATTTTGTGAATACTATCTATACGGTGGTTAATGACGATACCAAAGGCTCACTGCCTTATCTGGTTGCAAAAAGAGAACCGGCTGACCAGTTCTCTAATACCATTACTGCAATTAATT